TACTTAAAACTCTTTTTATTTTTTTTATTTTTTTATTTTATTGGCTACTGCCAAATAATTAAAACACAACAACACAACAACAATAACAACAATTATGATTTGGTTTTCACTAGCAAAGATGGCTCTTAAAACAGGAGCTGAAGTTTATAAAAACAAACAAGAAGCAAAACAATTAGAAAGTGTTGCAGCTAAAAACCACATGGCAAAAATGGCTGCTGGAGAAATTTCTTACCAAAAATCTGTCAGAGCTTCAAACGATCAAGGAATCAAGGATGATATAGTTTTATTAATTGTAATTCTGCCAATCGTGATTTTAGCCTGGAGTATATTTTCTGGAGACGATCAAGCTAAAGAAAAATTAGATTTGTTTTTTCATTACTTCAATAATTTTCCTGAGTTCTACAAATGGTTAATTCTTGGAATATTTGGATCTATATACGGTTTGAAACCTGGAATGGATTTAGTTCGTAACAAGAAGAAGTGAGTAAGAAGAAGTCTCCTTACGGAGTAAGTAGATATGTCAGAGACAAACCAAAGAAAAGACCAGGCAGACATACAAAGTCTCCAAACAAACATAAGAAAAGGCAACGAAAGAAAAGATGAAGATAGATTTAAAATACATAATAGGATTCATCACAACTTCGCTATTCGGTATTTTATCATGGTCGCTAATTACCTTAATAGAAATTAAATCAAAAACTGCTGGTGTAGAAGTTGAGCTGTTTCATATCAATAAACAAATCGGAAGGATCTACGGAACTTTCGAAAAAAAAGAATAGGATTGTAACTTAATATACACGTGAGGTTCATGGTTAAACCTCTTAACAAATAACGGAGGTAAATCATGTTTAATTTTAAATTAGAGATTCCAACTTATGCTGAGTGGAAAGTCCAATTTGAAAAATTCTTAAAAGAACAACCTGAACAAGCTAAGAAATATCAAGAGCAAGTTCAGAAATTCTGGCAAGATTTTTTTAATGATATGTGGAAAAAATAATTTCTCCTTAATTAAAAAATTCATATATGCAAAAAAGTACAAAGTCAGTCATGGCTTATCAATGCGATTGGTGTGGCAATACCACAGAAAGTTTTATTGTTAATCGAGAATACAAACATTTCTGTCGTTATCAAACACCAGGACATCCTCCAACTAAAGATTGTATGCAAGATTATTTGGATGACTTAAAAAAGAATCCAATCATTCCTTTGCCTAACACTATTTACAAATCAGATTTCTATTCATAGATAATCCTATTTTTAGTAACACGCCTTTTAAAATCCTACCAAAAAAAACAAATCACTTATTAAATCCGCAATCAAAATGTTATTTTTATGTTACCATATGAATCAAAACTATTGATTTTACTTATCTATTTTATGGATTGACGTAAGCCATCTCTCCACGTATTATTAAAACAAGAGTTGAAAATGATAACTTTTATTTTAATTTTTGCTAATATTTATAAGGCTTCTATCATAAATGGAAAGTCCTACAAAATAATAATATTGGGTAGAAATTTCAATATTAGTTCTGAAAATGTTACCAGAATGTTACTTGGTAACACAGAAAAGAACACGTGCTTTTTTTCATATTCTTTTTTGACAATCTATTCTCAGCTCTTAGAAAGAGAGGTATGTTAATGACATACACAAAACTATTCCGAAAGAACGGATTTTGGGTTCTTTTGGAAAGAGATGCTGATGGTAAATATATATTAGTTTATAAAAATAAAACTAAATCATTAGTAAATAAAAAGAGAGTAGAGATACAAGCAAATAGTATAGATGCTCAAGCAGAACTTCATAAAAAAACTTTTGTAAATATTTATGAAGAGTTTGCAAATCAATTGCTGGCGGATGCAATAGATGAAACTACTGCTTTAAAAGTTAATTCAGTCAATTGCTATACTCGTTGGTTTAAGTATTGGATTAAACCATATTTCAATCACAGAATATTAATACAAGATGTTTGTATTGATAATGTTGAAACCTGGTTTAAAGAAATAAGAAATGCTGGTTGTACTTTTAAGGTTGCTTGTGATGCAGCACAATCAATTAAGACTTGCTTAAAGTATGCTGTTAAAAAACAATATATAAAATATGTTGGTTCATTAGTAGAATGGTCACCTAAACAAAACAAAGCATTACTTCCTAGCAATAGATCGGAATATACACCAAAGAAAACTCCGATGATTAATAGACAGGAAGTATCTCGATTGCTAGATCATTTAACGCCTAGAAATAATGAAGATATTAAAAGCATACAAAAATATGTTTGTATATCTACATTAGCATTTTTAGGTTTAAGGATGTCTGAATTGATTGCTTTAAAATGGAGCAATATTAGTTTAGATGCTGGTCGTTGGGAAGTTACTTACACTATTGTCAATGGACATTATGCAAGAAGTGTTAAAGCTGATGGTAGCGAAAGAAATAATTTATTACCTAATGAATTATGGAAAATGTTAAAGGCTTGGAAAATAGTTCATAACAAATTTTTTGGAAAAAAATGTGAGTGGTTATTTCCTTCTTTTGGTTATCATGATGTTGCTATAACTGAAAAAGCGGTTAGAGATTGGTTAGTTTTAGCTTATCAAGATCTTGGTTTAGCAGAAGTTGAAATTAGAAGAAGTAAATCTGGAGACAATAAAGCTTATTTAAAAATTAAATCTTGTAAGTTTAAAGGTGGACCAAGTAAAACTTTTAGACATTTTGCAGCTACAGCTTTACTTAATCATCAGCAAGCAGATCCAGTTGTTTTAAATGATAACTTTATTAAAGGTTATATTGGTCATAAAGATATTAAAATTACTAGAGGTATCTATGGTGATCATAATAATCTGGACCAAACATCAGAACAATTAAATAAGGAAAGAGCTGCAATAGATAATGCTCTTCAAATTAATACTTCAGATAATTGGAGTAAATTTACAGAAAATTAATAGGTATCAAAGGTCATGGAGGCGATGAAATACTCGTCTCCGTAGCTCTCAGGAGTCTTATTTATGATCTTTGAATGCCTAAAGCTTCGTTTCCTTCTTTTAACAAAGTATTATCCTTTTTAAGCTGCTCAATTTCTTGATGCTGTTTTCCATTCATTTCTTTATGTAATTTTTCAATTGCTTCTAATTCTTTAATTCTCTTTCCAGCTTTTCTACATTTATCCTGGAGGAATTTTATCTGCTTATTCTTTTTTAATAATTCTTCTGCTTCTTCAAACATTCCAACGTGTGTCATGTTGCGTGATCATCCTCTTCATCAATAGCTTTGTGAATCTCACTCTCTCTCTTTAATGGATCTGTAGGTTCTTGACTTTCAGTTAATAAAGCAGCTTTAGTTTCACCTACAATTTCAACATGAGTATCACGCAGCTCTTCTTTGCAAGCATCCTTAGCTTCATTTAATTTTTCCATTAAAGCTGGATAATTACTTTCATAAACTCCGTATATATAAAGATCATTAATAGCTGCTGTTACTCTGGCTAAACCTTTGTGCCTTTTTTCTAGGCGTAATAATTTTTGATCAAGCGTTGCCATCTTTTAATATCTCTTTTAATTTGTATTTTATATTTTCAATCTTCAGTTCATGAATAGTAACTTGACTATCTAATGGTTCTTTACCTTTGATGGCTTTTTCTTCATCAATAAACTCTTCTTCAAGACTAAAAAAAGCTTCGCCTTGACTGGTTTTAATTATGTTATTCATGATTAGCCTCTAAGCCTAATAGTTGTTCTGGTGTTGTTATCTCTTTAGGTTTTTTAGTTGTTGCAACATTCTTTTCTACAATCTTATCTCCTAAGTCTATCGTTTGTTTTATGATTGGCTTATTGTCCGATAAAACTATTTGAAGAAGCTCATTACTCGTTGCATCTTCAGGTTCATATCTCAAACAAACCATATATTTACATCCAGCATCTTTTACGGTTTGCTCCTGGATCTCTACTTCACATCTATTAGCTTTTATTATACTCATTTTCTCAACTGCCTCTTTAAATGTTCCTTATCAACCATTCTTACATCATCGTAATCACCTTCGTCATTTGAAGGTAAAACAGTATCCATTATTTCTTCTAAAGAGCCGATGTCTTTTTGTGGTTTTAAATATCCAGCATCTTGTGGTGTTAAATTTTTATGTATAGTAATCATTTGTGGATCAACCAATACATCCATAGTAACTCCAAAGAACTTTGCTAATTGGTTTAATCTAAAAGAACTGGTTCCATTATTTCCTTTTTCATACTTTTGTAGCTGCTGGAATTTTACGTTACAAAAATTAGCAACTCTGGTTTGATTAAGGTTTCTACATTTTCTTAGGTATTTAATATTTCTACCTACAACAGCATTAAAAGCTAAATCCTCTGCTGTTTTTTTGATACCTCTTTGATTGTTAGGCATTTTATTTGCTCCATTGGTAAGCCGAAATAATCCTCACATTGCTCTTGCCAATTTTTTGTATTCAATGTGGTTGATTTTTCAGCGGTTATATAAAAGCATTCAGGCTTTAATTGCCTAAACACGTTCTCAGCATTAACAAAGAATGCTGGAATTTTTTTCTCATACTTTAAATACAGGTTTGTATTGTTAATTCTGTGAGTAGGTTCATCACTACTAAATGCCTGATAGCCTACATAGACTTCATAATTCCTATCTCCAATTTTTCTCATAAATCCTCCAATGGATCTTCATAACATTTAATCTTGCAAAGAATCTGCGCCAGCTTTGCATTCAATCTAGCTGCTGCAGTTGGAGTCAGCTTCATGTGTTCTCCAAATAATGCTACTAATTCAACATCTCTTTCTGCTAAATTAAATTCCGTCCAATCTGAAAAACCTAATCTCCAATTTAAAAATACTTCTGAACTTTGTTTTTCTTTTTCAATTTCAATAGCAACTTTAGTTCCATTGACGTATTCTTTTTCTGTTGTGGAAGGAAATTTAATAATTTCAGCCATTCTTTTTCCGTGTGTTAAATTTAGTAAAAGTTAAACCGTAGTCATTAATTATCCAATCTCTATAAATGCCAGAATCTTTTTTTTGCATCAACTTTGCTTGATACAAATAATTTTCTGCATCTTCATAAGTATCTTTTTTAAATTTGTGTTTAGTTCTGTATAGCTTGGCAGCTACATACATATTTGAAACCATCCATCCTGGAATAGGTTCCTTCAAGCCAAGCAGAACGGACCACATTTTTCCAATGCTATTTAAAGCATCTTCAAAATTGCCATATTCTGCTTCTTTGGCTTGACGGATATTTTTAAGCTTTTGCTCTTGTCGATTTTCCATTTTTATTATTTTCTGCAAACTCTTTATGAGCTTTTTGAATATAATAAGAAGCTGTCTTTGCCATTGACTGTGGCATCTCAAACTGCTTATCTGACAATTCTCTAAGCTTGGTATATGTTTCCATGTTTAACGCAATTGACTTGAACAATGAGGTATCCATTTTAACTATCCAATGATGCTGGATCGAAAGATTCACCAGCTTGATTTATTTCAAGCTCCTCGACTCTGTGCATCCAGTAATAACTTTGACCTTTTTCTAATTTTCCATCACCAGAAGCTTCTGCTTTATAAGCTCCAACTCTGTACTTCTTACCATCAGGTGTTGTGATGGTTCCTTTAAGATCATAACTGTTTGGGTTTTGTTTATTAATATTAGGAAATACTACTCCTAATGATTTGCGTTCTTTTTTTTCTTCAGCCATTTGTTTTGACTCCATTAGTCTCAAGTTTATTTTTGATCTGATTAAATTTTAACAAAAACTGTGAGTAGGCTAGAGGATTGGTATCCTTAACTTCCTTCATTAATTTTTGATTATCAGTTAACCAGGATCTATAACTTCCAAGATGCGAGACTTTAGCAAGCTCGGTAAGTGCTTTATTCAATTGAGAACTTCCAGCAACAACAGCTCCAGAAACTTCTTCCGCTGAAGCTATATTGTCATCACAAAAAGATAAGAAAGCTAGACAACGACCAACTGCCGATGTTTCAGCGACCTCAATTGCTGATAATTGATTTATTCGATTAACATTACGATATTCCTCTGCTAATCCAGTAGAAACGTGCTTATTGTCTATAAAAGCATCTACTTGAACTATTACTCTTTCCTTATCGTGAAAAAGTAAAGTTGATTTAAGATCTAAAGAAGATCCTAAATTCTTACGAGCAACAGTTAGCCTTGTAGAAACAAGACTATATGGTTTGCCATGAATTTTTACTGTTGTTCCATCGGTTGTTTTGCGCCAATCGATGATGGCTTTTTTTAGTTTATCATCTGACATATATAGTAACCTCCGATTATTATTGTTGTGTATGTGACGATTGATGGAGTAATCATTTGACATTGCTCCATAATTCTTTTGCTTGCTTGACAAACTGATGACCAATGTTCCAGAAAAAAGGATGCGAGAACTGAGGATCAGTATCTGCAATTAATTCTCTGATGATTGCATCTGTATCGTTAAGGTGAGAATATCTGCTCAACATTCTTTCACGTCTGATACAAATTTGAACTAGCTGATCATAATAATTTCTTAAATTTTCTTTTTCTAAATCAGCGCAGTTGTCAGGTGTAAAAATTTTAAATCCATCCGCAGACAAATAAACTAATGCAGGAAAACAAGGAGACTTCGAAACCGCATAGAACGATAGTTGCTGCAGATGGATCTTGTTAGGAGAGGACGGCAGTTTAGCTTTAGAGAAGCTTCTGCTGCCATCCTTCTTAACCTTCATAGGCTTTTGCCATACTGATTTAAATTCCAGGACCGAAAGGAAAGGTAAACTATGAAAAGAAACCTCCGATGATGATTGCTCATCACCGTAAAAATCCTGGAGGATTAGATCAGTCCTACCTACTAAAGGTAGCTGAAGTCTTTTATCTATAAAGTTGATGCTATCTTCAGCAGATATTTTTTTTGCTTTTAAAGCACCAAGTGTTTCACACGCTAGAAAACCTTGACGAATAGTTTGTGGAATTGTTTCTTTGTAGTGTTCGAATTTATCACGATCAACATCTGATACAGGATTGTAATCAGAGAATTTATCCAAAGCTTTTTGAATTGCTACTTCCTGAGTTAGCTTTTCATTTTTCTGTGGCTGTAATTTTTTTGTTGATGGATTAAATTTCCAGATGTCATCTGAATAATGATTTGCAAGAGCTTCACCTGTGCAAACGCCAGCAGCCATATTCGAATTTCCTTCGAACAAGCGTCTAGTTTCTTGATCGCAAATGATGTAACGGAATAAATAAATTCCGTCAGTCATTGAAGCTTGAGTAGGTGAGTGATGATTAATTCCTAAACGAGAAAAGTTAGGAAGAGTAATTTCATTTAAAGGATCGTCTAATTTTTTTTCATTTATATTTAT